ACTGTCCCTCTTGCAATGAGACAGGATCTCAGCGGAGTAACGTCTGATTTTAATGGTCTTCTTCCAGGTATGCTAGAAGATGTAGAGGGTCTGAATCCTGTCAGCTTATTCTCTGCGCTGGCAGCTGATTCTACACCACCGTGTGAATGCTATACCTGCCCGACATCCAGTGGTAATAAGTCCTATTTCTTATCAACAAATCTATCCCCAGACTACGACCCAGCTGTCTGCACCAAGGCAGATGTTTCGGCTTGCACCAAATCAACAGAAGGATTTACAGAAGGTAGTTCTGCTCTTGTTCCTATTGTGGCTGCTGGACTGCTAGTTTTACTGAATCTATTTTAACAGGAATGATTTAGGAGAGAAAATGACAGATAGTATGTTTCGTATCAAGAAGAGTAGAGAACAAAAGCAGGAATCGATTGGTGGAACATTAGATTCTGTTCACCAATCGGTTGTTGCATCCCTAAGAGAGTCTCATGCGAATCAGGAGTCTCTGAAGGAACAGATTCTCCTCTTAGAAAAAGAGATTAATGCGTTAGAAGCCAGCACAACGATGGAAGACATCATGAAGCTAGCACAAAAACACGATAAGCTGAGAACTTTGCAGTCTGAGCTGAAGTCAGATAATCAACTAGTTCAGTATTTTTCCAAGAATGCTGATTTGATGTTGCAATATTACGGTCAAGCAGAAAGCACAGCCATTCCTGCTAAACATGTAGATAACAATACCTTCATGAAGTATCTAGCTCCGGTTGTTCAGGTTGAAACAGGTCCTTCGAGGAAGCAGATGTTTGATGAGTATATTTCTAGAATGAAGATGGGGTCTGGAGTGGAACCCGAAGAGAATACAGAAACAGAACATTGTTCTCGCTGTAATGTTGCGCGTGAGGAAGTTGCTGCTGAAGGGATTTTAGTTTGTCCAAGCTGTGGTTCAGAAGAATATATGATGGTTGTTTCCGACTTTCCTTCGTTTAGAGATCCACCAAAGGAACGAAACAATTATGCTTACAAGAAGATCAACCACTTGAATGAGATCTTGAACCAGTTTCAGGCAAAGGAATCTACAATTATTCCTGAAGAGGTTACCAATGAGGTTGTATGCGAGATTAAGAAGCGGCGCATACAAAACATTGCTGATTTGACAGAGAAGGATATTCGTGAGATTCTGAAAAAATTGAATAGAAGTAAATACTACGAGCATGCAGCACATATAGTCTCCCGTTTAAACGGCAATCCACCACCTACGATAACACCTGCGATAGAGGAAAAAATTCGAGCAATGTTTCAAGATATTCAAGCTCCCTTCTTACTCTATTGCCCAAACGACAGAACAAACTTCCTCTCCTACTCCTACATCCTCTACAAGTTTTTCGAACTTCTGGAACTGGATGAGTATAAGGTTTACTTCCCTTTGCTCAAGTCGCGCGACCGACTAATTAGTCACGATCAAATCTGGAAAAAAATCTGCGACTATCTCCGTTGGGAATTTATAGTTTCAGTTTGATACTTTCCTTGAAGAGGAAGTTTCTTTCTTGTGACACGAAACACATTTGAAATCAAGTGTGGTATTATTGTGAAGTCGAATGAACTCCACAAGAATATCATACAAATCAACACAGACTGTTATGTCAGGTTGAACATTCTCAAGCGCCTGCTTAAGAAGTTTCGGGCGTTCATAGCCCAATTTATGACATCTTTGTTTAGCTTGTTCACCACAGAAGCATTTCTGTTTCTTGACAAATGAATCTGTAAATGAAGACTGTATAAGGTTGCTCAATAGTCCGTGGCTGTGAATCTGGATAAATTTTTCGTGCGGAATATCCTTGACCGGATACCCGCGAAATTTTTCCATATGTTTTCCAGTGCTGCGCTTCTGGGAGTATTCTCCGATAACGTCTGACATCTTTTTCAATTCTGACTAAAAACTAGATTTATTCCGTTTTTAAAGCTCATAGCCATTCTTATGCGTTGAAGCATAACAGTCTGGCGAGTAATGGCCTTCACGTCCGCAGCGATAGCAGACACCAGTTGGTTGGGATTTCTTACAGGATTTTTCGTGGACAGAACATCCAAAACGAGTAGTAAATGTGCGGTCGCAATAATCACACTCCCACACTTCTTCCTCCGGCTCTTCTGCCTTCTTACACTTATTCACAAAATGACCTGCTAGACCACACTTGAAACACTTGTCTGTGTTTCCGAGGAACTCAGCATTTAGAACTGAAATCACACTATCATCTAGTTTGATTTGAGTATAAGAGCCTCCACGAACATTATCCACTCCATATTTTTTCATATAGTCCTTGGTAACATTGTTTTCGTCATGATGGGATGAGATAGGTTTAGATTCTACCAGAGAAATAGGAGAATACTTAGTAGTCCAAGCAGAGCCTTTACCATCAACATGCTGCTGATATCGCTTCATTACGTCTGATGTTTTTCCGACATACCACTTACTCTTCTCGAGCTTTAGAACGTAGAGATACTCCATCTTTTTCAATTCTGACTAAAAACTAGATTTATTCCGTTTTTAAGACCAACTGATAGTGACCCAGCTGTTAGAACTCGAAATGGTGAAGTTTACAAACTTAGCCTTGAGTTTCTCAACAAGACGATTGTTGTAGTCTTCTTTTGTTGTAAGCTGTGAATAATCCACTACGAATGTGAGCATCACTTTCTTTTCTGTAATACCCGATGTAACCACAGCCGCAAACAGGTCGCATATTTTGGTAACGTTGTTGTCGAGTTGGTTCTCGATTTTCTCGTTGAGAAACTCAGGAGAACTGTATAGTTTGAGATCGGTCGGAACAATTGGGAACTTCATCTTTTTCAATTCTGGATAAAAACTAGATTTATTCCGTTTTCAACCGTGAATGTTACACTTGATTTCTGTATCTTCTGGTAAGCAGAAGAATTCTACATAATTAGTATCACATACTGGTTGCATAGATTCTAGCTCGTCTATTGCGATGAGTGTATATTTCCTGAGATCATCGCGGGCTTCATCGGTTCCAACGGATTCGAGATGCCTTCGCTTCTCAAATAAGGTTGTTCGAAGAAGACGGACATTGTCCAAATTCTCGCAGCATGTAATGACCACCTTCTCGTATTTTTCATACTGGATGAGTGCAAGTTTATCCTTAGCTGCTTGGCGAACTGGAACTAGAAGTTCTTCTAGAAGAGCACGCTGTTGCTTAAGCTCTTCTAGGATCTTGGATAGTGCCATTTTGTTTTTAAAAGGTAAAAATGGCAATTATTCCGTTTTACAAATCAATAGTCCGACTTCTGTAATGTTTTCTAGTCGCCAACTCAAGAAAGGCAGTCTGTGCTCTATACTTAAAACGAAGGATGTTTTCTCTAAGATAGCGCATCCGTTTAATCTTGTGTTCGGGACACTGACGTTCACATAGTTTGCCATACTCAACTTCAAACTTTGCACCTCGTTGAAGACTCTCTTTCCAGATTCGTTCAAGGGTTAGACTGCACTCTAGATAAGGTTTCCACATTTACAGTAAATAGAAAAAGAACATGTAAGTTCATGCGTAGTGAGCTGCGTAGAGCGGCTCGAGCTTGGCTTCCATTTCGGTTTGCCATTCCTTAATCAGCTCGTCGTTGCCGTCGAGGCACGAGGGCCAGATTGTGGAAAGCTTGCGCCAGCCCATGAGAATGTCTGCGTCCTCCTTCTTGTTGTTCATGAGGACACGCCAGACAGGCTCTTCGTCCTCCCTTACCTTGTATTTTGCTGCGACAATGGTGTTGAACTCCGTGTGAGAACCGTTGTCCTCGATGAAGTACTTGCACGGACCCCAGCCGGGGTCGAGCAGGCCAGAGCTCCGCGTGACCGTGAACGTTTCGTTCGCAAAGTCGGGAAGGCTGGAGATGTCGATGCCGTGGTTGTGTGGGATGCTAATGATTTGGCCCATTGTGCAGGTGAATCATGATAAAAATAGAAAGGGTAATTTCCGTTTTTAAAGCTGCTGAATATCACCGGGGAAGTGGTTGGTTACGTAGAAGTATTCGCCGTCTTCCCGAAGTTCGTCCAGCGCCTTAAGAAATTCATATGCGTCTGTCTTGTTGTCAAATGACTCCAGAAGCATTGGTGGTTGATCATAGGTCTGGCCTACTACGTAATAGTAGAGAGGTGACATTTTTGTATTAAAAAACTAGAAAAACTTAGTTTCCATTTTTAATAGCGCTGCGGTCCATACAGAGGATCGTAGGCTACCTTGTCTGAGTTGTGCCAACCGTAAGTTGTGTAGCTGCCAAGGGCGAGCCACGCGCTTTGGGTGGGCATTTCCAGAAACTCTGGGACGGACTTTCCTGCCTTCTTAGCCAGTAGCTCGAGTGCCTGCTGGTGTGTGAGTCGCTTGATCTTATCGCGACTCCATGGTGAGATGTTGTCGAGATTCAGCTTCTTTGCAACCAGCTTGGCGCGCGGCGAGGGCCAGCGAGGGTGATTGTAGTCCATCTTTTGAATTATCGAATAAAAAAGATACAAATCCGTTTTAGTAAATAGACCGCCACAGCTTGAGCCGGAACAT